GGACTCTAACAATGTTGATGGAAACACTTATAATGTTACCGCCCAAACCCCATATCTAAGAGTTAATATAGGTACGTTTACACCAGTTAATTCATTAACAGCTATTAATAGTATGCCTAACAACAACAAAGCGGGATGGGCATGCGATTTAGTATTAAAGTTTAACAATGCAAACATGGTTTTAGGTCAGCAGTTTATAATTGAAATATTTAACATGCCTTCCAAATTTATTTGGTGTGATGGTCAGTTTGGCCAATGCAACTCAGCTACCCAATATGGGTCAATTACAGTCTACTACGAAAATCTAGATGACGCCGGCGTGATAACTATGAAAAAGGCAGGTTCAATTGACACGTCAGCGGCTGATATTCAAAACTTTGGATCTGGTACAACTACATATGTTTCTAAGGTTGGTTTATTTAACTTTAGTTTTAGTAACATGGGGCAGCAAACTTTTTATAATGGAAATGGAACTGATGCTGCTGGTGGGGTGATTCTACAGAAAGGTTGGACTCTGAAAAATCTTACGCTAGGAACTTACCAAGAAGAAAATCCAATCGCGTACAATATGCAACCTGTGTCTGGCTCGTAATTAAAATATTAATATTTAAGTAAATAAAAATGACAAAAAAAGAAAAGAAAGAATTAACTAGTTTTGTAGATAGATATAAACAAATAGAAACTTCTATTGATCTAATGCAAAAAAGTATTGTAAGCTTAGCTGATAAAAGAGATAAACTTTTTGATGAATTAGATACTATGAAAAGTCAAGAAAAGACTTTTATGGAAAAGCTTATTAAAAAATATGGAGAAAGCAATGTTACTCCTTATAAGTTAATGAAAATCTACGAAGAAGGTATATGATAGTTTTAAAAAACATAATAGCAATAATCACTGATCCTAAAAATACAAGAATGTTTTTATTAGGTGGTATTGTAGTGTTATGTATTTTATTATTTAGACAATGTGAACAAACAGATATAGCAAAAGGGGAAGCTACTAAGATTAGTAATAATTGGAAAGCTTCATTAGATACTATTGAAAACTACATTGACCGAAATGGAAATGCTGCCGCTGAAATAAGAGCTCTTAATTTAACAATAGAGGAAATTTCAGATGAGCTGGATTTTGAAAAAGATAAACCACCATTAACGATCATTAAAACAGAAACTGTAATAAAGGAAGTTATTGTAGAAATACCTGTAAATGTTATTGATACTATACTAGGAAATTTTAATTCAGCATTAACAGTTTCGGATACGGCTGCTTGGGGTAAAAGCTTTAGAGATGTTGGGGTTTTTGTCCCTTATGAAATTGATGGGGCTTCAATAAATTTCGGTAATGCAACAATTGATCTAAAACAAAACATATTTTTATCTGCCTCATTAACAAGAGACAGTAAAACAAAAGAATTATTTGTAAATCTTTTAACTGATTATCCTGGTACTACATTTAATAGTGCGGAAGGTATATTGATTGACCAGAGAAGTAGCGCGTTTAAAAGATTACAATATGAAAACAGAAAAACATTAGGACTAGGATTACAACTAGGTGTCGGTTTCAGCGGTAATGGAGTTGCACCTTATGTTGGTATAGGTTTAAACTATACCCCTAAGTTTTTACAATGGTAAATAAATAAAATAATGGAATCATCTAAATTTTTACAATTATCAGAAGGAATATTATTAGAGTATATTTACACTAGTCAATCTGAACCAACTGAACTTAACACGGCCGATTACCCTATAGACATAATGCGTGATGGTCATACGGGTGGTAGCTATCTATTTAATACTAGTGATGTTTCGGCTGAGATGGGTAATTATACAGATATATCTGCTGCTGCTATTAATGTAAACAAAACTCAATATGCATATTTAGATACTGATATAGGAGTACCTTATAATGATTTTGATCCACTATTAACTGATACGGCAGATCTCTTACAGACATTTTTTCCTCAACAAAATATAGCATACGATAAAATAAGAGTACATTTTATATCAGGCTTTTCGTTCACAGGATATGACGGTATTATATTTGAAACCTTAGTACCTCGCAGGGATGGTGTATTATTAAATCTATCTTCAATAAACTTTCTAAAGACTGATACTCCGGTATTTAATCCAGATCCAGTTTTAATAAATGATAATCTTTACGCAAGTTTTATTGAATGGAGAGTACCTTCTCTTTACTTTATGAACAACAGCTTTAATGCTGCTGATTCTAATGGTCTAGGATATAAGTTAACTGAAGGTAAAGGATTTTTAAGTACTCCTACGATTACATTTAAGGCTACCGGTATTTATGAAACTATAGTTGAAAATAGTTATAGTTATTATAATGTAGAGGAAATAAATTCAGTTACTTTGCCAAGTAGAGATATTTATGATAATCTTTATGCTAGTGTAAAAGAGTCGGATGGTGGTGATTATTTTGAATTAACTGGTGAGGTTACCGGATCAACATTTCAAAGTTTTATAAGTCAGTTAAATGCTACATCAGGTGGAGTAAACAATATAGTGTTCCATGAAATTAATGTGAGTGAACAAATAGACACTTCATTTATTAAGACAAGTACACAAGTGTTTACACAGACTACAAATTTTGATAATCCTATTTTATTTAGACCTATTATTTTAAACAGCGCGGTCGCTGCTTCTTTTACAATTAATTACATGCTAAGAATTTATAACCGAGCAGATAATACTCAAATAATTAAACAGGCTAAATTAACTTCATTTGATGTAAAGAAATATGGTAGGAGATTAATGAAAATAAATTTAGGTGTAGTTCCAACTGTGGCTAATGTATACAATCAAATTGCTCCAAATGATGGAAGTAATATTATTGTAAATAGTGGTGGCAATGCATCGCCTGGACAAACAACAGAAAAAATAGTGGAGACTATGGTTGTAAAAACTAAATATGTAACTTCTTTTAGAGATAAGTTAAATGTAAAGGCAGCAATATCTCCAGCTAAAATACAAACAATAACAGAGACTGATGGATCAACAGAATAAGAATACAGAAGGGGTTAGTGCATTTACAAAAAGGGTAGATTCTTTACCTTTAGTATCAACGGCTCCTATAGGTGTTTCAACTAATGTAGCTACAACCAAACCTTATCAGGAATACTATCAAAAGTTTATGGTATTAGATCCTAGTGCTAGAACTTTACCTAATGGTGATGGGGTTATAAGGATATCGCCATTTGACGATTATGTTATTTTTACATTATATGATGATACTATTGGATCGGTACCAATTGATCCAGCAAATCAGAAAACAGCCAACCCTAACCAAGCGGCGGCCGCTACTAATACAGCTGAAAAACCAATTGATCTTAGTAATGTAGGAACACTTACTCTGGTTTTCGTTGGGGAGAATGATGAAATTAGAATACCTAATTGGACACAAGTAGAAACTGTAGACCTTTCCCAAGGTCAGGTATTATTTAGAATAGATAAAGAAAGCTCAAAAAAGATATTATCATTAGACAATAATAACTTTTATATCTCTACGAGAATGGAAGACCCTAATGGTATTAGCGATGAAAGTGTATTGTACACAGGTACCTTTTTAGGATTAACTGATGCAGCTAAAGCTACGATGACTGAGAAGATGGAAGCACAGGCTGCTTTGTACTCAGATGAATTAGCTAGACTACAATTACAAATATCTAACTATGAAGCTAATCAAAACGAATACATATCTACCATTGAAGAATTAAATTCAACTATTATAGCATTAGAAAATTCTAATACTACATTAGTAGATCAAGTAGATCAATTATCTAAAGCCTTAGGTAGTACTGAATCTGAGTTGGCAATGGAAGAGGCTAGAAATGTTCAGTTAAGAGCCGATCTTGCTAGAAAGAAACAGTTACAGGTTATGAGCTTAAAGGTTGCAGCTAATCAATCTAAATCAAAAGCTAAGAAAGGAAGATTCTTTAGACAGTCAGCCAAAGCAAATCAAAGCTTTAGTACTACAAATGATAAAATAACTACAATCAAAGAGATTAACCAAAGATCAAATAATAGATCAAATAATAGAAAGGAAATACCGAGAAGCTTTAGAGAAGTTTCATAATAGATAAGATATGATATTAAGCGCAAGAAATAATCAGTTTAAATTTGAATTTCCTAGAAATTTTATTCCTAAGGAAATATCAGATAAGTATAAACCATACTTAAATAGGATGCCTGGGTCAATGATAAAAGAACCTATTGATTATTTTAATTATGGAATACAGTCAATGAATCTACCAGGACCAAGCTTTGATCCTGTTACTCAAAATGATTTTCCTGGTAATACTAGAAGATTCAGAACAAGCTTACCTAAACAAGAACTATATGATAAAGAATTAACTATTACAATGCAAGCATTTGATGGTTGGGTTAATTATTGGATGGCTATTGAAGTATTTGATTACTATTATAAGCAAAGCGGAAAAAATCCATTTGTACCAGAAGGTATTGGATTGCAAATGATTGATGGTGACGGAAATATTTTTGTCACTTGTCAATTAAAAGATATGATAATGACCGGTGTTAGCGCGCTAGATTTAAATTTCTCGAGCAATACAATAGAGTTTCAAACATTTGAGATTAATTTTACATATAACATTTTAGAAACTAAAGTTAATCTTGTCTAATATATAAACAAATAGAAAGAGCAATGAAAACATTTAAAGATTACCTTACTGAGAGTCATAATGAATCTGTAGATATACAAAATCTATTAAATGAATCTTATGATTTAACAGAAGAACAAGAAACTGCAATTGATAATGCAGTTGATAGAATTATGGAAGAACATAATAATGGAAAAGACTTAGAAGTTATTATGGAAGAAATAATTAATGAAGGTATATTAGGATCTGTTTTAGGTGGTCTTACCGGTTTTGCTTTAGGTAAATCTGTAGGAAAGGCTATTGCAAAAGTACTAGGTATTCAAAAAGGAGCCTTGTATGATTTATTAACCAGTCGATTAATCGGTGCTGCATTAGGAGCAGTATTAGGTAAAAGACTCTAATCCAATTTAATTGATTTATTCAGGTATAGATTTTTCTCTCAATAGTCCAGGTACATGTACACAGGACCATAAAGGCAAATACACATTTATTACATTTTTTAATTATGGTAATAGAATATGGGACGAAGAAGGTAGAAAGATACCTAAGTCGTTTTCAGTTCATAAAGAATTAATGGATGACAAAGCAATATTAGGGTTTCCTTATTATAGACAAGTAAAGAATAAAGACTTTTTACTTAGAGAACGAGAAAAACTCACTGATGGTCAAAACATAGCAGATTTAATTTCAAATATTTTAATAACCTTATATGGAACAAAAAACCATAAGATTGCATTGGAAGGATTCTCCTATGGATCAAAAGGAAACTCATTCATTGACATTGTTCAGTATAATACTTTTTTAAGAAATGAAATTGTTAATGGTTGGGGTGTAGAAAATATTTCAATCTATCAGCCATCTCATGTTAAGAAACTGGCAGGTAAAGGTAATGCAAATAAACATTATATGGTAAAAGCGTTCCAAGACGATGTTTTCAATGATAAAGATTTAAGGAAAACAGATTTATGGAAATGGACTCAAGATAAAGACTTTACAGAAAAGATCCCTAAACCTATAGATGACTTAGTAGATGCGTACTTTATACTAAATGCTAATAAAGAAAAAGGGTGGTCATTAAATACTTAATACATAGAAAACCACTAAATACTTTAAGTCTAGTAATTACATACTTCTCTTTCTTTAATTAGTTATATTTTATATATAGCAACTAGAACTTAGTTTCAGAATATTATGATAAAAGCAATAAAAAATAGAATATTTATTAAAAAAGATGAACTACCAGAAAAAATTGGTAGTATTTATGTACCAAAAACCGAAGGTCAGTATGCTCCACCATACTCAGGTACAATCATATCTGTTGGTGGTGACATAGAGGATCCAGATTATAAAGTAGGATCACGAGTACTATTTCATGACTTAGCAGGTACAGAGTTTAAATATAATGGCGATACTATATTCAGCATTAGAGAAAATGATGTAACCGCTATTATGCAATAAAAAAGTTCTATTTAGACTGAAACTAAATAGAGATATGAATATATAATAAACAAAGGAACTGATATTATTCGGTTACTTATAAACAGGCATATAACAAGGCAAAGTATATTGGCAATACCCGGGCAAATTAAAAATAGGCAGAGCTGCGTTATATCCACAATTAATAACAAAGTAAAATAAAAAGGCAATTAAAATGGCAAATGAATTCGACATTTTCAGTGTTAGCGTCAAGGACCTAGACACTGGAGACAGACCGCAAACAACAAGCGATCTTTACACACCAAAACCTGATCAAGGTTCAGACGGTACTTACCGTTCACTAATTAGGTTTCTACCTAATGTAAAAAATCCACGCAAACCTTTCGTTCGTAAATATGTCTACTGGTTAGAAGACAGAGATGGCAACGGCTTTTACGCAGACTCACCTTCAACGGTTGGAGATAAATGTGCTGTACAGGACATGTTCTTTAAACTTAGAAATTCTGAATCTGCTGTAGATAAAAAGATGTCAGAGGGACTTAAGCGTAGAGAAGTATTTTATGCATTAGTACAAATTGTAAAAGATCCACAAAACAGAGATCTTGAAGGTCAAATTAAAGTAATGAAATTTGGTTATAAGATCAAGACAAAAATTGATGAGGAGTTAAATCCACAATTTGATGAACCAACACAAGTATTCGATCCGTTTGAAGGAAAGAATTTTGAATTGGTAATTTCAAAGAAAGGTGGTTATCCAAATTATGATTCATGTAAATTCCAAGGAAGTAGATCTCCGATGTCAATTAATGGTGATGATGTAACCGCTGATGATGCAGGAAGAACTGCAATTCTTGATTACATTAAAGATGCACCAGATTTAGGCAACTTTGACTACCGACCATGGACTGACGATCAAAGAAACAAAGTAATGGGTGTACTTTCTCAATTTAGTAACCCAGGCTCTTCTATTGATACTGTTACTGCAAGACAAGCTCCGGCTGCTCCGGCTGCAACTAAAGCTGCCGCTGCTAAAGTAACAGAAACTACTGCACCAACTGCAACAGCTACTGCAACCAAAACCGAAGATTCTTCTAAGGGAGATGATTTTGATGATTTCATTAATGGTTTAGATCTTTAATGATATGGGAACAGAAGTATTAATATCTTCTGAAATGAAAGCTCGGATCATCGATAAGGTGGTCCGAGTTCTTCACCTTAACCATTCTCATCCAGAAAAAAGGAGGATGTTAGAAAGTAAGGAAAGATTAAATTTTGCATGCCCTTATTGTGGTGATTCAACAGATTCAGTAAGAAAGAAAAGAGGTAATCTTTATTGGAAAAATTTACAATTCCACTGTTACAATTGTTCAGCTCATGAGAGTTTAGATGTATTTCTAAAAGATCATAATTTAAACTTTGAAGGAGAAGACCGTATAGATGTAATTAATTTCATTAAGGAAAATAGAAAAAACTTTTCTTTAGGTGAAACATTGGAATTTCATTTATTTGATAAAGCAAATAAATTAGCATTAAGCTTTGATGAAATTGCATTAGGCTTTAATGTATATCCTATTAATTCATTAACATACCGAGCATACCCATATCTCAAAAGTAGATTACTCCATCATAAAACTGATAAATTCGGTTATGACCCAAGGCGAAAGGAGCTGTATGTTTTTAACTTAAATAAAGATAAAAAGATAGTAGGATTTCAAGTTAGAGCATTGGAAGATACCAGCGGCCCTAAATATAAAACTTGGAACATAGAAAGAATATACGATAGGTTAAAAAAACAACTGAATGTATCTGAGGATGAATTAGATTCTTTAAATAAAATTTCAATGATATTTGGAATCTTAACAGTTGATTTAGGTAGGGAGTTTACAATTTTTGAAGGTCCTATAGATTCTTTCTTTATGTCAAACACTTTAGGATTAACTGGTGTTAAAAAACAAATATTAGATTTTGATGAAATACCAACTGCACGATATATGTTTGATAATGATTATGAAGGTAAAGCCAAGATGATCCAAAAACTAAAGAAAGGGCAAACGGTTTTCATGTGGGATAAATATTTAAAGGATTTTAGTATACCTAAGAAAAAGGTAAAAGATTTAAACGATCTAGTTAAATATGAATTTAAAAATAGAACTGGCTGTTTAAATGAGTTGGATAAATATTTTACAAACAATCATTTAGATTTAATTTTCTTATGATAAAAAAATATAATGAATTCGTGGCTGAACAGTTCGAAGATTTTTATAATGACTTAGAAACTTCTAAGAAAAAGCTTAAACTATTTACTAAGTTTAATAAAATAGAAACTGAGAATGTAAAAAGTAATTTTTCTTTACCTCAGCCTAAAAAGAAATTTCAACCAAAGATTAAAAGTTACAAAAAGATTAATAACGATAAAGGAGTATTTTAATGGCATTTGATGATACACAAATAAAAGAAGCTAACGAACAGTTAGAAATTAGATTAGGCACGGACCGAGATGATTGGAAAACAAAAATTAAAGATCTTGTTTCTAAGCTAAAAAGTATGAATGAGTTAGCGGAGTGTCAAGTAAGAATGCTATCATATCGACAAATACTATTAGATAAAGTAACTGATTTTAAAACAACAATATATAAAAGGAATGCTACTTGGGATAGGTATTATAAAAATCAATACCGGGAGTATTCAATTAATTATGATGTTAAACTAACGAATGGCGAAAAGCATCAATTTATAAAAGCCGATCTGTCTTCTTTGAAAACTCAAATTGACATGTTACAGTCACATATAGATTATTACTATGAATGTATTAAGACTTTAGATAACATGGCATTTGCAATAAGAAACAGAATAAACTTAGATGACAAGGAATTTTAATGGAACTATCTCTGTCCGAAAATAAAAAGTTTTTAGTAATTGATTCATGTACCGAGTTGGAATATGAACAGTTAAAATCTAGTCTTACTAAAAAGATCGAAGGGTGGAGGTTTCACCCATTAGTAAAGAAAAAGGTTTGGGATGGTAATATTTCATTTATCAAAAGAAACAAAATACCAGCTGGTCTATGGAAAGAAGTAATTGATATTTGTAAACAATATGATTACCAATTTACATTAAATGGTATAACTGATATTTTTGACACTTCAATAGATGAAGAAATTTTTAAGACATGGGCAGATGAATTTTTTGCCAACTCTGAAATTAAACCTAGAGACTATCAGATTGATGCTGCAATCAAAATTTTAAAGTACAGAAGGTGTTTAGCTGAATTGGCAACATCTGCAGGTAAAACTTTAATCTCCTTCATGGTAGTCGCTTATATGATGGAGCAATTAGGTAAAAAGAAAATCTTAATGATTGTACCTAATGTAAGTTTGGTAGTTCAAGCAAGTGGAGATTTTGAAGAATATAATAAAGGGAGAGTACCTATTAAGATTCAACAGATTTATGCAGGTGTCAAATTAAGAAAGAGCTCCAATGTAGTTATAGGTACTTATCAATCTTTAACTAAAAAGGATGAGGAATACTTTAGTCAATTTGATGCAGTCTTTGTTGATGAAACTCATAAAGCAAAAGCAAATTCAATTCAGAAGATAATGGATAAATGCTGGCATTGTGATTATAGATTTGGTTTAAGTGGTACTATTCCTAAAAGAGGAACTGTAAATAGACTAAGTTTAATGTCGGCAATGGGACCGTTAGTAACTCAAGTAAAGGCTGCTCACTTACAGGAAGAAGGTCATATTGCAAAATGTAAAGTACTACAGATTCACATGGAATATGCAACTGATGCACAAAAGGAAGCATTCTCATCTCTATCTAAAAATCCGTATGATAAACAAAAACTATTTAGCTTAGAGCAAAACTTTATTAACGAAAGCGAAAAGAGACTAGATTTTGTTTGTCAAGTAATTAAAAAGTCTACATCTAATTCACTAGTGCTATTTCATAAAATAGCTTATGGTGAAAAAATATACAAAAAACTTAGGACAATAACAGATAAGAAGGTTTACTATGTTGATGGTTCTGTTAAGTCTGATTTTAGAGAAGAGTTTAAAAAGAGAATGGAAAAGAACGATGATGTTATTATTGTAGCATCATACGGAACATTCTCCACAGGTATTTCAATTAAAAACATCCATAACATTTTCTTTACCGAATCATTTAAGTCAGAAGTGATCATCAGACAATCAATAGGTAGAGGTCTAAGAAAACATGAAGCTAAAGATGTTGTAAAAATATATGACTTCATTGATGATTTTAGATATAAAGTAGATGATCATGATTGGGTAAATTATATTTATAGACATGGTATGGAAAGAAGAAAAATCTATAAAGAAGAAAAGTTCCCATTTGAAGTACAGAATGTTAGATACTAATATAGAATATCTTTCTCATGAGAGATGGATATATAAAAAAAGAATCAAAAAAAGATAAAATATAATGAAACGAATTAAAAAGTTTTCAATGATGTCTAAAGCCGAAGGTTCAATTAATGAATCGGCAGATGTCAATCATGATGCTGTAATGGATCTTGTTAAAAAGATGGGTTACGAAAGCGTTGAAGAATTAAAGAAAGAAAAAAATCTTTTAACTAAGTTAGAAGGTTTATTAAAAGATGTCTCACCTAAAGACGATATTTCTGAGGATGAATTAGAAGAAGACAGAGCCGAGGATATAGCTGATGAAGTTAAAAAGAAAGGTGAACCTAAATCATTAGAATCTGAAGAAGATAAAGATGATGATAAAGTTAGTGCCGAAGGTGAAGTTGCTGAAACTGATGAAGTAGAAGAAGATGCAGCCAAAGAAATAGAAGATGAAGTATTAGCTAAAGGCGAACCTAAAGATGTAGAAGATAAGGCAGGTGATAAGGTATCTGATGATCCTGAAATTACCGATGAGGTTCCTGCTGAAGCTGATGAAGTTGAAGATGAGAAAGGTGTTGAGGTTGCTGCTGAAGAAGAGGAAACTCCGGCTGCTACAAAAAGAATTATGGCTTTCGAAGATTTCATTAAAGAAAAAGAAGTTACAATAAATAAGAATGTCAAATATCACGATGATGATGAAGAGAAAGAAGATTATTCTGTTGTTGCTGCTGGCGCTAAACCATTAGCTGAAGATGATGATGAGGATGAAGGTGAGGATGATGAAAAGAAAGGGGATGAACTAGAAGATAAAGGCGATAAGAAAGTTGATTCTGAAGATGACAAAGAAAAGGCTGACCATTATAAAGGAGCTGTTAAATCTGATGACTCTGAAATTGATGCATTAAAGAAAGATGTTGAATATGATGAAGAAGAAGAAAAGAAAGATGAATCAAGAATTATGTCTTTTTCAAATTTTGTAACTGAATCATATGATGAAGAAGAAGTAGAAGAAGAAGAGGAAATAGAAGCTGAAGAAGAAGAGGCCGTAGAAGAAGCGGTAGGTGAAGTAATTACTAAAGTTACCGGTGATGAAATTGCTGATGAAGAAGCTGGTGATGATGGCCTTGCTATTCCTGCAGAAAAAGGCGACGGTTCTGAAACTGCTGCCGGTATTGCTGGTGATGTAATGGATATGGGTAAAGTAAAAGTACAACCTGTATCAAAAGGTGAAGAATTAGTTACTAAAGACCAAAAGATTACAACTGAAGTAAAAGGTGAAGCTGATGATCTTAAGGATGCTACTGAAGTTCCTGCAGAAATGGGAGACGGTTCTGAATCTGCCGCAGGTATTGCTGGAGACATAATGAATATGGGTAAAGTAAAAGTACAACCTGAAGCAAAAGGTTCTGCATTAGTTGGAGAAGCTAAGATTACAGAAAAAGAAATTACTTCTGCTGATGAATTTAAAGAATATGCAATGGCAATTCTAAAAGATGCATTCGGAGATGATTTTGATGAAACTAAAGCAACTGAAACCGCTGATGGATTACTTAAGAAGTATGGTGAAGATTATGGTGCAATGGTTGGAGCTTTACAATCTACTATGGGATCATAATTATAAAAACAAAACCTAAAGATATGAGTAATATAAAAAAGTTTGCAGAATTTGTAAATGAAAACTTAAATGAACAATCTTTTACTGATTTTAATAAGTCTTCAGGTTTTAAGATGGATTCTGAAGCTAAAGGTACATTAAGAAAATTAAAAGTAAATCCTGCAAAGTTAAAGGATGCATTTGACGATTACGATCAAATCATGAATTACTTAGACGATAATGGCAAAAAGATCGGTACTGTATCAATACCTAACCCAGGAAGTAAATCAGATCCAGAATTTATGTATACCGTTTATGATACTGATAAATACGGTAAAGTATTAACTGGCGACGGAGATTCAGTATTTATTGAAATGGTAAAAGAATCACTTAAATAAACATAAACATGAAACATATAAAATTGTTTGAACAATGGCTGGCCGACAAAAGCCAGCCATTTCTTTTTGAAGGTGGTGCCGCTGGTCACATGGCCCATCCATTTGACGATAAAGATTTAACCTTTGGTGATTTTAAGGCAATGATAGATGCTGGTCTTAGAGGTGAATTAAACTTTGAAGAAGATGCTACCGAAAAGACCGATGGTCAAAATGCATTTGCTACTATTCAAGATGGGGAAGTTAAATTTGCAAGAAACAAAACAGAGTTAAAGAATCCAATGACTCTTTCTGAATTTAAAAATAAATTTGAAGGTCATCCTAGTAAATTAGTACAAGATACTTTTCAATTTGCTGCACAGGATTTGTCCAGGTTATTAATGAAACTTTCTCCGGCTGACCAAGAAAAGTATTTTAAGAATGGAAAAGACTTTATGAACATGGAGTTAATCTATTCACAAAACCCTAATGTTATTCATTATGATACAGATGTTATTCAATTTCATGGTATAAAAGAAACTGATGGAAATGGTAATATTACAGGTACTAATAATAAACCTGCAAAAGAAATTGCAGATATACTTAAAAAGGTACAATCAGATATCGGTAAAACTTTTAAAATAATTCCACCTAGAGTTATTAAATTACAAAAAGATTTAGATTTTACCACAAACAAGAAAAGATTTATTAATCAAGTTAATGCTTTAGAGAAAAGATACGGTTTAACCGACAGTGATGAGGTTGGTAAATATCACGAAATGTGGTGGAGAGAAATGATAGACAAACAGTTCCCAACATTATCACAAGATGTAAAAGAAGGTTTACTTAAGAGGTGGGCATACGGCGACAAGAAGAGTTTAAATATGAGATCTCTTGCTAAACAAATTGGACCTAAAGAAGCTGCGATGGTTAAAAAGTTTGATAAAGAAGATGTTGCTAAAAAGTATAAAGAAAACATTAGACCTTTTGAAGATCTGTTCTTAGAATTAGGATCTGTGATTCTTAAAAACGCATCCGACTTTTTGGCGGCTAATCCATCTGATGAAGCACAAAGACTAAGAGCTCAAATACAAACAGCAGGAAGTAAAATTAAAAAGACAGGTGGAGCTGACCAAGTAAAAAAAGTAGAAGCTGAATTAGCAAGGCTTGATAGAATTGGTGGAATAGAATCCATATTTCCAACTGAAGGTATAGTATTTAAATATAAAGGAAAAATTTACAAACTAACCGGTACATTTGCTGCAATTAATCAACTATTAGGTATCATTAAGTACGGTAGGTAAAATAGTAGATACACCTATACAGCTCACCTGTATTAAGAGATAACATTTACGGTATTTGTATATACTCTGATTAGTGCAGAGTATGATAAAGGATAGGTATATACTATCCTTTTTTTATATAGCTATTTAATTAAAGAATATATAAATTGACAATATAAAATAAGCAAATGAAAGAGTTAACTCAAATTTATAAAGATGCAGGCCAACAATTAATAGAAGATCTTTTTAAGGACTATCTTGTAGTATCCGAAAAACTATCAGGTTCTTCATTTTCATTTAAAAAAGACGGTGAAGGAATTACTTTTTATAAAGGCGGAAACCAAAAACCTATTAACTTAATTGATAGGACTATAATGGTTTATTATGAAAAGCCTATTAATTTTATAAAATCTGTAACCAGCAAAAATCTTTCTTCCATTCCTGAGAATTGGAAGTTCTGTTTTCAATATTTTGTAAATACTAATCCTGGTATTATTACTTATGATAGGCTACCTAAAAATAATTTAGTACTTACTCATATTAAAGTAATGACACCTGCCGGTAAAGTTACAAAGGTTATAGAAGATCCTAGGGTAATTAGAGACTGGGCAAACGCATTAGGTGTTACTCCACTACTTCCATTATTTAAAGGTTACTTAACAGAAGATCAAAAGAAAAAGATTAAAGAATTTTTAGAAACGCCAAAAGAAGATCATGCTGAGATTTTTAGTACTAATTCATTTGCTGAATATTTACTTAGAATTCTAAATCCTAATATTCAATCAACTACTTTACAAAACGATCTTAAGAAGCCCATAGAATCTATTGTATTTAAATTTTATAAATCTGGTACTAAACAAGTTATTGCTGCTAAGTTAATAGATCCTTATACAATTAATTTAATGAAAGAAAAGGAACCTATAGATATGAGAAAGGCTCCTGCTGATATTAATGAAATTATTTTATTGGATCTTTTAGCATTTATAGAGGAAAGAGGAATTAAGAAGCATGAAATATTAGGTGATACTGAAGATATGAGATACATAGAGTTGGTATCTAATATTTTTAATGACTATGTAACCAAGAGAGGTAAGGACATTACAAAAATTGATATTGAAAAAGCTGAGTTTGCAAAAGGTGATGAATTTGATTTAAATGTAGAATTAATACCAAGCCAAAGGACTAAAGATATTCTTAATAGTAATCCTAAGCTAAAAGACTTATTTAAAATAATGTTAGGTTCTTTAAAAAAGAAAAGAAAGAACACTGGTAATATTATGACACCATCAGTTATTGAAGATTTTAATAAAATGGTAGATAAAGTGATTGATGTAATTCAAACAAAAGATGATGGTAAATTTAAAACTTTTGATGATTACTTAAAAATTAAATCTACTAATGAATCTCTTTTACCTAATGCTGAAGAACTATTAATTGAAGATAAAGTATTAGACTACAATAACTTTATTCAATTAGGTAAGGTTGTCATAGAGGCTGATGTAATGGATCAAAAAATCAAAAACCCTGAAACGGGAAGAAAGGTAAAAGTTTCTTCTGCAATCGGTTATGATAAAGACACTGCTGTTTATAAAAAGGCAAAAGAAGCAATTGGAGGTAAAGAACCTAAGGAAGAGGAGAAAAAATTAAAAGGCCTTTCTAGAATAAATGATGTTATTCAGAAACAAATAAATGATATTAAAGATCCTGACCAAAAAGAAAATGCCGAAAAAGTTTTAAAGGCAATGGAAACTATAAATGATCCTAATGCATCAGATGATAAAAAGAAAGAATTATTTGGTGAATTGGTAGAAGATGAAATTATTAAGAAAAATCAAAGCGGTTCAAAGTTTTATGTAGATACAGCAAAAACTGGTTTATATAGAAAGGTACTAGGCGACAAAAGTTCTCCTGCTTCAATAGTTAATGTTGCAAAAGATTATGGCTTAGATAATATTGATAAAGAATCTGCAAATCGCATCGGTAAAAAACAAATGACTGGTGCTAAGCTATTTGGTGATAAAAAATCTCAAACCAAAGTAGGTGTATCTGAAAAGGGAGTTTCATTTGATGGTGTTGATTATAATAAACAAGAAATACCTAACATTGAAAAATTAGAAAAAATATATGGCAGTAAAAAAGAAGCTCAAAAAGCAGAGGCTGCATTAAACAAATATAATGCTATTGTAGGACAAGCACAAAAAGCTTTTAAAGACCAAGGTGAAATGGAAACCTTATCAGCATTTCCAGATACTCCGCCAACAACACCAGAAAATAGAACTAAATTAAAAGACGGCACTGCTGATATTATAGCCGACGGGTTTAAGAAACAATTTGGAGATAAGAAACCTACTAAAGCACAAGAAAAAATAATGAATGATTTTAAATCACTCAAAGATATTAAAGATCCAAAAGAATATGATGAAAAGTTAATGTCTGCTACTGGTGCTATGATGTTAGATCCTTATATGAAAACTGGTGCTGCTGATGTAGTAGAGATGGTTTCTTATATGAGAGAATTAAATAAAGGAAATAATGTTTATATGCCAGCTGCTTCTAATTATCCACTAGGAGACATTATTTCAATTTCACCTGAAAAAATTGATTATGAAAAAGATTCACCAGAAGAAATTCAGAAAAAGATACAATTAATTATGGCTGGTGTTGAAGCCAGGTCAATTAAGAAGGGTGCTGGTGGTGCGTCTGCATCTGGTGAAAAAACACAGTTAAGTGAATATAAAGAATTTACTAATTCACAAGGTCAAAAAATTCCACCAAAGGAAACTAAAGATGACCTAGCAAAAATGTCAGATAAAACTAAAATGTATTCAGGCATTTTTGATGGCACAGCTGAAGATACTGAAAAGACCGCTAGTGAAATTAAGGATCTTGCTAAAAAGTATGACTTTGATTTAGATGACCCTGAATATATTAAGCGAAGAGATAAGTCTGTTGCTAGTGCAATTGCTTATGTTAAGAAAAAAGATCCAGATATAGATGAAGATGATCTTAAGGCCAAATATGAAGCATATTACAATCTAGGGAATGTTTATGCTAATACTTATAATGAAACGGTAAAATCGCAGTTATTTACAAATGAGGTTTGGGGTGTTGATAAAAAGACAGGTAAAGCAACAGTAGATACCACTGATGGTATTAACTCTATTGCTAAACTTAAG